TTTTATCAGGAACAGATGACAAGACTCATTGAATTTTTTGATCAAGCCACAATAAAGTCTGACTGGCGCACACAGTACATACGCTATCGCTTGGGACGCCTCAAGCATCAATATTGGTTAATCAACAGAAAGAATCCCACCGAAGCTGTGGTTGACACATACGATTATCAAATTTTAAAGAACTGCCAACCTGGTACCACAGTATTTTTTGCCAGTGCTGGACATTATCTCCGCGACATATTCCCTGAGATTGAAGTAGTGGAAATGCATCCGGTGGTCAAAACATTTTACCCTGCTGCGCACATCTGTGAACAACGCGAATACCTTGCGCAGTTGCCTTTTAAGGCCGACAACTTTGCTGTGGTCAACAATCGCGGAGACCATTGGGTTGATGTCGCAGGATTAACTACACACATCCAACACTACACTCAGATAATGAATCCAGGTTGTAGATTCTTCTACAGTTTCAGAGACACACAGATAGTGGTCAATAGATTGACTACAAATTTAACAAGTCATTTTATCAATTGGGCATTGAGTCTTGAGCAACAGTGTGGACTTAAATTGGCTTGGTTTGATGTTGGATTCCCACACAAGCAACCTGACTATCAAGGGCAATACGACACTTTGGAAATGCCCGACACCACTAACGGCAATTTAAAGTTTTGGTTTGTTTATCAGGGTGAGCCATGGTCAATAGTCTAGACTTTGTGGTTTACATGGGCGGGTGTTGTGGCGATTTAATCACAGCCATGATTGACAGCACAGACGCACAACTGGGAGATCAAGGACAGGTGTTGCTGCCGCTCACACGAGTCAAATTAAAAAAGCCACATCAATTCACCAATGACAGCGAACGCGATCAGTATGTACACGAAGCATTGATCAAGTATCGCAGTCTAAGCAGTCACGACATAGAATATCATCAACGCAATCATCATCAATTTCTAGCTATTGGTGTTAAAAATTATATCACAGCAACATGGGCCGCCCAGAGATTCAAAGATCTACATCAACCGCATGTCTGGGACGAAATGATGCGGGCGTGTGGTGCCGAAACTGTAGGTCAATATGCTGAAACAATGCTACACTATACAAATCTTGTTGAACCTCTGGCCACTCACGTAATTTGGTTGGAAGATATTTTGGTAGGTGAAGTACACATACAATTGCAACAGTATTTTCAAGCAGTTGATGTTGAGTTTTATCAACACTGGTTAAAAGCAAACACATGAAAGAAGCTCGACTACTAATACGCGACGAAGTCAATGTCAAGATTGAAGGTCTTGAACTGGAAGCTCGTCGTTACCTATCAAATAAATTCAAATATGAAGATCCTCGTGCTAGGTATCTTCCATCAGTGCGCTTGGGACGGTGGGACGGCAAAGTCGCCTACTTCCAACTGGGTGGTAGCACCTATGTAAACTTACTGCCGGAGATTATTCCCTATCTTGACGAACAAGGATACAGAATTGAAATAGATGATCAACGTACCTATAGTGTCAACTATCAGTTCACAGAAGTCAATGCCAACAGCTATCAACATTGCCTTTGGCCCAAAGGGCACCCGCGAGCCGGGCAGTCCATGGAGTTGCGTGACTATCAAGTTGAAATCATCAACAACTTTTTAAAGAATCCACAGAGCATACAGGAAGTGGCCACAGGTGCAGGTAAAACTGTGATCACAGCAGCACTCAGTGACGCTGTGGGTGCGCATGGTCGCAGTGTGGTGATTGTTCCCAACAAGAGTCTTGTCACACAGACCGAAGCCGACTATCGTAACATGGGCCTGGATGTGGGTGTGTACTTTGGTGATTGCAAAGAGTTTGGCCGTCAGCATACTATATGCACCTGGCAAAGCCTGAACATCTTGTTGAAGAACACCAAGAGTGCCGAAGCAGACATCACTATAGGCGAGTTCTTGGAAGATGTTATATGTGTGATTGTTGATGAAGTACACATGGCCAAAGCTGACGCATTAAAGACCTTGCTCACAGGGGTCATGGCACATATCCCCATGCGCTGGGGGCTGACAGGCACAGTGCCCAAGGAAATGTTTGAATTCCAATCTCTACATGTGAGTCTTGGCCCAGTGATATCACGCTTGGCTGCATCAGAACTACAAGAACGTGGTGTGTTGGCACAGTGCCATGTTAACATTGTGCAATTAATTGATCATGTAGAGTACAGCAACTATCAAAGCGAGCTTAAATACTTGTTAGAGGAGTCGGGTAGGCTTGATGCCATGGCCCGACTCATTGAACAAGTCAACACAACCGGCAACACTCTAGTGCTGGTGGATCGCGTGGCAGCTGGACAGGCATTGGTTCAACGATTGGGCGAACGTGCTGTGTTTGTGTCAGGTGCAACCAAAGCAAAAGACCGACAGGATGAATATGACCAAGTGGCAGAGGCAACAGACAAAATTATCGTCGCAACCTATGGTGTGGCCGCTGTTGGTATTAATATTCCCCGTATTTTTAATCTTGTTCTCGTTGAGCCTGGCAAGAGCTTTGTTCGGGTCATCCAGAGTATAGGCCGCGGTATTCGCAAAGCCGAAGATAAAGATCACGTAGAAATTTGGGATATCACCAGCACCTGTAAGTTTGCCAAGCGGCATCTTACCAAACGCAAAGCCTTCTATCGCGAGGCTCATTATCCGTTTACACAGGAGAAATTAGAATGGCAGTAAAAATAAAGGACTTTGAAATAGGTGCCGGCAATCCACTCACTGTAATTGCTGGGCCTTGTCAGATTGAATCACTGGATCATGCCTGTGCCATTGCCGGCACGTTAAAAGAAATTTGTCAAGGGCTTGGTGTCAACTTTGTCTATAAAAGCAGTTTTGACAAAGCCAATCGTACGTCAGGTACAACCCCACGTGGACCAGGATTAGAAAAAGGGCTAGAGATTCTCAGCAATGTCAAAAGACAAATTGATGTACCTACGCTGACAGATATACATACACCTTATCATGCCACTGCAGCTCGACATTATCAAGTGGATGTTGTACAGATACCGGCTTTCTTATCCCGACAAACTGACTTATTAATTGCTGCCGGAGAATCTAAACTGGCAGTGAATATCAAAAAAGGTCAGTTCATGGCACCCACTGACATCTATCAGGCCGCTGCTAAAATTGCCGGTACCGGCAATGACCGAATCCTATTATGCGAACGAGGAGTAACACATGGATACAATAATCTTGTGGTTGACATGCGCAGTTTACCTATTATGGCACATAGTGGCTATCCCGTGGTGTTTGACTGCACTCATTCAGTCCAACAACCAGGAGGATTGGGTACTAGTTCTGGCGGCGATCGCAGGATGGTACCCTACCTCGCCCGAGCAGCAATGGCCACGGGATCGGTAAACGCAGTGTTTGTTGAAACTCATGAAAATCCCAACGCAGCACCCAGTGATGGACCTAACATGGTACCATTGGAACACATAAAAGAACTATTGACGCAATTGAGAGAAGTTCATAAACTGGTTGCAAAGTTTCCAAGTAATATCGTATAATCAACACATGAGAATATTAACTTTAGACAACGAGCCCTACGATCTTAACACACTGCCCGAGCAGGTTGATGATTTAAGATTTGCAATTTTAGACAATTCAAATCCCGCAGATCCAGACTATCATTATATTCCCTTGATATTCTTGGAGAGCTTTAACAGTCCTGCATTGGTACTACGCATTGGTGATTTCAAACTCAAAATGCCTGTGGACTGGCAGATACTGATTGGTGAACCTGATCTCGGAGACCTTGAAGTGCTGCCATTGACATCAATCAATGATCGTGGATTCAGCGTGTTCCAATTCAATCCATTGACAAGTTTTAGACCTAGCTTTCCCAAGATAGAAATAGTTGATGTGTATCATGACGTAAACTGGTTCGCACCCAAACTTAAAAATGGTCAGATGTTGGCAGTTCCCATTGAAGATGCCAAAGAACCTCAGTGTGTGTATTTTGTCAAAGACATTAGCCGCAACTGCGAAATAGTCAACTATCAAAAAGCATGGTAACTGCAGACACATGGCCCAGACCTGCAATTAACTTTGACACGCCAAATGTCAATATTATTTTGTTTCCGCCGGGCGCCGGGGGGAAGTTTATATTAAACAGCCTTGGTGTTGCTTCCAATGCCTGTCTGCAAATCATTCAATTGTACTATCGTATTGCCAGAGGCGATTATACTAACGAACATAAAAAGTCATTTATTTTAGACATGCTCGAAGGACAAACAGGGCGTTGGAATGATTTGTTTATGGGAGCCACCACACTAATGGGCGTAGATGAGTTGATATATCTCACTGAAGATCCCAGCACCCGACAATACTGGCAATGGTTTTCACAAATCAATGAACTAACAAACAGTGATCTAAAGTTTTTTCTAGATACTCATATGCCATCTACTCTGGAAGCCATGTTAAAAGTATGGCCCAGTGCTGGTATTATTGTCATTGATGACTGTCAAGAATTTCTAGAATATAGAAAAGTAAATTTTTATCGTGAGGATCAAGAAAAATACTGGCAATCGGTGCGTGGTGATTACTGGCCAAGCACTCCGCCCAGTAACTGGACTGAATATCAGCAGCTACCCTTGGCCATACGCCAAGAACTTGAGGTGGTGCACAACAATGAAATCTTTAGACACATCCGTCATCCAGTGGCCGATGCAGCCATGCAGCATACTCGTCGACAAAGACTCAATGCAATCTTAGCACAGTATCCGGATAATCCACAGATTCAAATCAACGGTGCAGATCTAATAAATTGGGAAAGCACCCAGGCAGTGATCAAAAACTGTTACCAAACACTTGAACTCAAAGATCTTGACTTAGAATTCATCAAATGTTATTATACTCGTTGGATCACCATGATTACAAAGGTATCGCTATGAGTGACAAGCTATCAATTCAAAATGAAATGCAGCAGTTTGATCTAAAGAATCGCGGATTCTACGATGAGCTCACAGACGAAGAACGTAAAAAGTTTTCAAACTACCTCATGCTACGCTGGGGCAGCGCAGTTCAAGGCTCACAGGAGTTGCAAGAGTTTTATTTGATAGCCACCAACGAAAGACTTAATCGCCACTTCTTTGCCATAAACCGGCACCCTAAATTACAATGGTTGTGTGCCACTGCAGTGAGTCCAGGACTGGGATCGCAGCGGCATCAATGGATCGCTCCCAAGAAAAAAGAAGGTTCCTCCGCAGGTGCCGGCAGCAAGAAAAAACAACTGTTAACCTTGTTCCCCAATATGAAACTCAATGATGTTGACGTGCTCAGTGAGTTGATCACCCAAAAAGAACTTGATGTGTATCGGCGAGAGCTGGGCGATGACAAATGAAGTGACCTATCAATGTCAGTATTGCGACAAGAGTTTTCGACGCGAATCAACTCTTGCTGTACATCTTTGTGAACAAAAACAACGTTGGCAGCAAGAAACAGAAACAGGTGTGCAGTTTGGTCTTAGAGCATACTTACAATTTTATGAAACCACACAAGGCAGCGCCAGGCTGAAATCATATGCAGACTTTGTTAACAGTCCTTATTATCGGGCTTTCGTTCGTTACGGTAGACATTTGGTTGCTATTCGCGTTATCAATAGCACTAGTTTTACTGCATGGCTCCTGAAGAACAACAAGAAGTTAGACCAATGGCACAAAGATAGTTTTTACGAAGAGTGGATGCTAGAATACATCAAACGTGAAGCACCACAAGACGCACTGGAACGTGCATTACGGGAGATGCAAGACTATGCTGATGGAAATAGTGGGCTCGCTAATTATAATGATTATTTTCGCTATGGTAATGCTAATCGTATTTGCCATCACATTAGCACCGGTCGTGTTAGCCCTTGGATTGTTTACAATTGTGATAGTGGTGTTGAATGGCTTGATGGCCTTGGTCCTGAACACCTGGGTATGGTTATTAATTGGATTGATCCTGATCATTGGAACCATCGCTTCCATGATTACCCCGCTGACGTAGAGTGGTGTCGACATATTTTACGAGAAGCCGGACTATGAAAATAACTGTCACAGTTGATCGCAGAGATTATCTGGCCATTGAAGTGCTGGATTATCTTGTTGGGTACTGGCAGTATCAATCTAATTACACAGAAACTCCTGACATTGTGTTTGGTAAACCCAGTGCCGACACATATAACATACTGTTTTTGTCCATGCCCAAAACAATACCAGACGATCTTGATCTCTACGATTTGGTACTGGTAGATAACACTGATGAACCATTTGGGCGTGGCACTCGGGCAATGTATGACATTGTTGATCAAGTACCGCATGCTCGATTGTTATGCAATGCTATTTTGCCTGACACCCATGCCTGGCATGATCGTATTATTTCAACTTGTATTATGTGGGAAGTACATCGTCGTTTTTTCGTTGAAAGCATATATCCTCCGCGGTACGAAGTGTTTACTAAAACAGCCAATACCAAGCGCATGGTCTATATCAACGGACACAACAGAGCCAATAGAGAGTACTGGACTAGACTGTTGAAAGGTGTTGCACCTCAAATAGCACATCATAATGTGTTGCACAATGGAACGTGCCATGATACTTTATTTTGCTGGCACGAGTCCCAAGCCGATACTGAGTTTAGACTCTGGGTCAACGAACTCTATTCCATAGATAAATGGAATTCAAATCCTGCTGACACATGGCCAGAGTTGCCTGCTGGCATTGAAGGACGCTATGGTACCACTAACTTTGGTGATCATTTTATTGACGCACTTAGAGAGCATCGGGTCATTATCTACAATGAGTCTCAGTGGCAAAACCATCAGCTGAGTCTCAATGAAAAAAGTTTGAAATGCTTTATGCATCGTAAATGGGCGTTTCCTGTGGCTGGTGCAGGTACGCACCGCATGTACGGACAACTTGGATTTAGCACAGCCTGGCAACTGTTACCTCCCGAACATCAGGAATTTGATGACATTGAAGATCATCGCACCCGATATCAACAGCAAGCTCGAGCAGTAAAATGGTTGTATGACAATTACCATGATGTTGTCATGACTGATTATGCCAATCGTATGCTGGTTGACAACCAAGCTCGTTGTATGCTAGTATCCAGTCAAGCTGGTATAGAACTTTTTAATATTATAAATGAAACACACCGCTGATATTGACATTGATTTTGCTGATCGCAACGACGCACTGAAGCTGATTTGGCACGTGCCAGCACAACAGTTGCATCAGGGCGAAGTTCGAAATCATAATTCAGGAATCTATGTCACTGACGTTCCTTGGGATCCAATAAATCAATGTGCCGGTATTGATTATCATGAAGCCGAACAACGTGGATATTTCAAACTTGATTTTTTAAATATGCATGTGTACAAAGGAATCAAGTCGTATACACACTACGATGAGTTACTGGCCGCTACACCGCCCTGGGCAAGATTAAACGATCCTGCATTTGTTGAGCAACTGGTACATATTGGCAATCATTATGACTTGTTGCAGCGCATGCCTGAGCCAGTTGATAGTATTCCTCGAATGGCTATGTTTTTGTCTTTGATTCGTCCGGGAAAGAGACATCTAGTGGGAAGAAGTTGGCAAGATATTGCAGTTACTATATGGGACACTGCTGCTGATGGATACAGCTTCAAAAAGGCACATGCAGTGAGTTATGCAGTGCTGGTAACTCTGCACATGAACCTAATCAACCTTGCGGACCAGGGTAATTGATTTACGCTTGGATTTCTTCTTGGCAATATCACTTAAACTGCATATAGGCCCGTGAACTATCTCTAGGTCTCGGTTGACAAATGTGCGTAAACAGAGACGAAATTCATCCCAGTCACCACGTAAAAATATGTTGATAGGAATGCTGCGATTGCTTTCCCACCACCACGTATTTGCCAGCTCTAAGAACTTTTGCTTTTGATCCAATGACTTTAGACTGCCAAAGTCATAGATGGTTGTAATAGTATCATCACGATTTTGAATTATCCCCACGTATTCATTGCTCGCATACACGCAAAGCGTTATAAAAGGGTACTTTTCAGCTAATTTTGTAAAGAAGTCATTGCCCATAAATATTATTTGGAGATTTATATGTATTCAACCACGGCGTATTTATATCAACAGCGTTACCCGGTTTTATTGATTGACACCAGTGGTGCTTATTTCACAGCGAGGTGGGATCCAGTGTATTCAAAGCCTATTACCGTCAACAAAGGTGTTGATAATGTTCTCTTGTTTGAATTTGTCAATCAAGATCAAAAACCAGTCAATATCACAGGCAGTGAGTTTACCTTTAGATTGATCAATCAAGAAGGAGATCAGATCATTGCCGAAGAGCCCATGGAAATTCTCAGTGCAGTGTATGGGCGTGCCAAAGTGACTCTTAGTAGAAATGTCTGTGATTTATTTGATGCACAAACTGGCAGTTACAGCATTGAAAGATATTCAGGAAACCTGCATCAATCAGCGTTTGTTGACGAAGGTGCCAATGGGCGCGGCGTTGCATATATTTTAGATTCTACCTTCCCTCAATATGAACCCAGCGCAACTGTGACAATGCCCACAATTTATGGACCTGAGGGATACCCCAGTGCTGCTCCTTATACCAACAGACCAGACTGGGCATTGCCGGTGAATGCTCCCCCACCTTCGTTTGTTGAAAATTACTCAAGTTATGTCAACGGACAGCCCACTGGTACTGGAACGTTTATAGTTAAATTAAACACATTTACTGGGAACCTCAAGGTACAAGCTGCAGAAACTTACGAAAGTGTTTGGTACGATGCCTCTGACAGTTATGCGTTCTACGCCAATACTTCCAACACAGTCATCAATGTCTATGGCTTCCATAATTTGCTGCGTCTGGCAGTAAATCAATATGGTGGGAAAAATGGTGCCCAGCAGGCACAGGCCAATGCCACAGTTGAAAATGGTGCAGTGACAACAATTAATATTCAAAACCCTGGCTCGGGGTATCTGGCTGAACCTTTGGTGACCATTGCCGGTGCCGGTGCCGGTGCCACAGCAACAGCCAATATCAACAACAGCGGCGCAATTACCAGCATCACAGTGACCAATGGTGGTTCAGGGTATTCACCGGTTCCGCCCAGCCAAGTGGCTGCGTCAGTGATAATTACTCCAGGCGTTATAGAACGTATTACCTTTCGCTGACAGTGAAGTTTGATCGCATTGCGGCATTTGGGGATAGTTGGGTCTGGGGCGATGAATTAATTGATCCTCGGGGCAACAACTTAGCACCACACTCCGTTGAAAATACCCAGTATAGAGAGTCTCACTGTTTTGCTGGTATTGTTGCTGGACATTACAACATTCCTGTAGAAAATTTTGCCATTCCTGGTGGAAGCCTACAGAGTACAATTTGGAATTACATTTGGTGGCGTCAGAATCGAACTAATCACGAATCAACTTTGATTTTAGTTGGACTTACTGATGCCGGGCGAATGAGTTATTACAACCCTCAGCATGTGGTCTACCCCAATGATCCACCCTGGAACAGATATGTACACAGTGCCTGGGTTCATTATGCACCGGAAGGATACAGTGAAGAATGGTGCAGGATGGTCAAAAGTAATATTGTGTTAACCGGATGTCATCAGAGTTGGGAGATGAATTATTTACAAGCCGTGTTGTTTTTTGATGGGCAACCAAACACCATACAATTTGATACCATCAATGCTCAGGGCACCGCAGAACCAAAGTCATTGCTTTGGCCCAAACAGAGTTTGAGATCTATATTGGCAAGTCACAAAAATTGTTGGGCACCCAAAAAACATCCCAATGAGCAGGGTCACCAGATCATTGCAGATCTCTTGATTTCGCACATAGATTCATCTATAATACAAGGATGATTGATGTATTATCTTACTTGCCTGCACGCCGAAAACAAACAGCCTCGGGCTGGATAAGTTTCAATGCTGTGTGCTGCCAGCACAATGGTAATACATTAGATCGTCGGCAACGCGGTGGCATCAAGCCATCGGATCAAGGTTGGAGTTATCACTGTTTCAACTGCGGATATACTGCCAGCTTTATAATTGGACGCAATGTATCTTTCAAAGCTCGAAAGTTACTGGGCTGGTTGGGAGTCAGCCAAGAAGAGATTGAACGTATCAATCTTGAAAGTCTAAAACATCGCAACGTCAATGGGATATTGCAGGATCGGCAACGCACTATTGATGCTTTGGCCAATGTAAATTTTCCCGAACGTGACTTGCCCATTGGTAGCTATGTCATTGCAGAACACAACAGTGAACACTGGCAATTTTTACAGCGTCGCCAGGCACCCAAGCACTATCCTTTTATGATGCAAGATGAGAGTGATAGAGAAGATTCAAGATCCAGTGTGATCATACCATTTACCTATAACAATTCGGTGGTGGGCTATACACAGAGATTTCTTGATGATCGAACACCCAAGTAT